ATTACCATTAGATATCTGTACAGATACTACAGGTGAACCTTGGAATTGGAGAAGTAAAGGTTTCCACATGGACGTTAACGCATCAGCAATTACAATTCCTGATGTATTTGTAACAAGTGGTACACCGGCATTCGTTTGTGGTGACGAACCATTTACACAAGACCCTGATAACGCAGAAAACCCATACTACAGAATTTACGCTCGTAAGTTCTCGGTATTGGCACAAGGAGGTTTTGACGGATGGGATATCTACAGAGAATTTAGAACAAACACTGATAGATTTGCAGTTGGTAGAGCAGGTTATTTAAAAGGGGCATGTCCTTCAATTAAGTATCCAACAGCTACAGGATGGGGTGCATTCAAACAAATCACTATTGGTGATGCTACTCAGACATTTGCAAATACCGATTACTACGCATACTTGTTAGGACAACAGACATTTGCTAACCCTGAAGCGGTTAACATCAACGTGTTTGTAACACCTGGTATTGACTACGTAAATAACTCAAACTTAGTTGAGGAAGCAATCGATATGATTGAAACTGATAGAGCAGACTCACTTTATGTGTGTACTACACCAGACTACAATATGTATGTACCTTCAAGTACTAACCCTCAAGATTTTATCTATCCTCAAGAGGCTGTTGATAACTTGGACAATACAGGAATCGACTCTAACTACACGGCAACTTACTACCCTTGGGTATTGACTCGTGATAGTGTAAATAATACACAACTTTATATTCCAGCAACGGCTGAAGTAACAAGAAACTTGGCGTTAACCGATAACATCGCTTACCCTTGGTTCGCAACGGCAGGTTACACTCGTGGTATTGTAAACGCTGTTAAAGCACGTAAGAAGTTGACTCAAGAAGATAGAGATGTATTGTATCAAGGTAGAATTAACCCAATCGCAACCTTCTCTGACGTAGGTACTGTAATTTGGGGTAATAAAACTTTACAAATTAGACAATCTGCTCTTGACAGAATTAACGTAAGAAGATTATTACTACAAGCACGTAAGTTAATTTCAGCTGTTTCTGTAAGATTATTGTTTGAACAAAACGATGCTAAAGTAAGACAAGACTTCTTAGATGCAGTGAATCCTATCTTAGATGCTATCAGAAGAGACCGTGGTTTATACGACTTCCGTGTAACAGTTTCTTCAGACGTGGCTGACTTAGATAGAAACCAAATGACGGGTAAGATTTATATCAAACCAACACGTTCACTTGAGTTCATCGACATCACGTTCTACATCACTCCGACAGGAGCGTCTTTCGAGAACATCTAATAATAATAAAACAAAGTGGGGTCACAAGCCCCACTTTTTAGCCTAAAATTAAAAAATGAAAGTGAGAAAAATAGTTAAAGAAGGGTTTGACGAATCAGGAACACCCGACATGAAATATTACTCTTTTGACTGTGATGACAATATTGCGGTTATGCCAACAAAAATTGTTTTATTAGACGAAGAAGGTAATGAAGTTGGTATGTCAACAGAAGACTTCGCAGAATATAGAACAGAGATAGGTAAAGAACCTTTCGAATATGAGGGACACACCATTACAGGTTTCGCAGAAGACGCGTTTAGATACTTCAGAACATTAGGTGACAAACAGTTTATTGTTGATTCTATGACTGCTAAACCAGGTCCTGCATGGAACGATTTCGTAGAAGCAATCAACAACGGGTCAATCTTTTCAATAGTTACCGCAAGAGGTCACCACCCAAACACTTTAAAAGAAGCGTGTTATAATTATATAGTATCTAATCACAACGGCATTGATTCAAACGAGTTGGTTAAAAATTTAGAGAAATATAGAGACCTTGCTGACGAAGAACAACTCTCAAAGAAAGACATGATTCGTGAGTATTTAGATATGTGTAGATTTTATCCTGTAAGTTATGGCGAAGGCTCGGCAACAAATCCTGAAGAAGGTAAGATTAAAGCTCTGAAAGAATTTATTCAATATGTTAGAGACTTATCCCAAAACATTCATAAAAAAGCATACTTAAAGAATAAAGTATCAAATAATTTTGTAATACCTAGTATTGGTTTTTCTGATGATGACCCTAGAAACGTAGAGAAAGTAAAATCTCATTTTGACCAAGAACCAGATAATATTTTAAAAACTTATTCTACAGCAGGAGGAGTTAAAAAATTACAAAACTAGAAAACTAGATACTTATATGCAAATGATAATTTTTTAAAATCCAAAAGTAAATACAAAAAATTTATTTGGAGATATTTATAAACAAACATAAACAAAAAATAAGAAAAACAAAAAACAACTGAAATGGCTGATTTATTAATGAAAATGCCGATACCTTATGAACCTAAAAGACAGAACAGGTTCATTCTTCGTTTCCCTACTACATTGGGAATTAACGAGTGGTTCGTAGAATCGACGGCAAGACCAAATATTACTGTTAACCCTGTGGAGATTCCATTCTTAAACACATCAACTTATGTTGCAGGTAGATTTACTTGGGCAACAATCCCTGTTAAATTCCGTGACCCTATCGGACCTTCAGCATCACAAGCCTTGATGGAGTGGGTACGTTTATGTGCGGAGTCTGTGACAGGTCGTATGGGTTATGCCGCGGGTTACAAAAAGAACGTTGACCTTGAGATGTTAGACCCAACGGGTGTTGTTGTTGAGAAATGGATTTTAGAAGGTACTTGGTTGACAGGTGTTAACTTCGATTCGTTAGCTTACAACACTGATGCTTTAGCAAGTATTTCAGCAACACTTCGTATGGATAGATGTGTACTTGTTTACTAATCAAATAAAATTTCAGTTAAATATATTAAGAATCCACGTCTCATGGCGTGGATTTTTTGTTTACTATTTAAAAAAAACCTTTGATTCGTATATTTTCTTATAAAAGAGAAATTATATGGAACCAAATGTTATTGACGCTGGAACACAAAACTTTAACCTACCACATGACGTAGTATCACTACCTTCAAAGGGGTTATTTTATAAATCAAAAAAGAAATCTATTAAAGTTGGTTATTTAACGGCTAACGACGAGAACACATTAATCGGTTCAATTAACATGGGTAATGATAGTATTATCATGACATTACTTAGAAGTAAAATTTATGAACACGATTTACGTCCTGAAGAATTAATTGATGGTGATATTGAGGCTATCTTAATTTATTTACGAAATACATCATTCGGACCTGAATATAAAGTGACGTTAAATGACCCTCAAACTGGTAAATCATTTGAACATACACTTATCTTAGATGAGTTAAACATTAAAAGAACCGAACATCAACCTGATGAGAATGGTTTATTTACCACGACTCTACCTAAAACAGGTGCAACCGTTAAATTAAAATTATTGAGTTTTGGTGAAAATATTGAACTTGGCAAAATGGCTGACCAATACCCGACAGGTAGAGTTGCTCCTACAGTTACATGGAGATTGATGAAACAAATTGTTGAGGTTAATGGTGACTCATCCAAAGAAAAAATTGCTGAGTTTGTTAACATATTACCAATCATGGACTCTAAGTATATCCGACAATTTATTCGTGATAACGCCCCTTCATTAGACTTAACCCAAACAGTAAAAGCCCCGTCAGGAGAAATGGTGAACTTTGATATCACCTTTGGGGTGGAGTTTTTTCGGCCTTTCTTCTAATTACCGACAAGTTTTAATTGAGGAATATTACATCCTCTCAAGGTTTATCAGATTATCTTATTCTGACTTTCACATAATGCCTACCTATGTGCGGAAATATCTTATTGATAGAGTAGTTGAAGATAATACACCTAAAGATAGACAATAAAAAATAGTATGGGGGTATTTATAATAAAGTACACCGAATATGGCAGAAGAATTTAAACCTGATGATATTTTTAGTAGTCTTAACCAAGCTTTCGAGTCTGCGTTAAGTAAAGTAGGTAAGGCTATGACCGACAACCTTAATACTACGGTCATCGCCAAAACCATTTTAGATTTGGATGATGCTGCAGTAGCGGTGGCAAAATCATTTGGGCAAGGTCGTGAAAATGTTATTGGTATCAAACAAGCTATGGCTGATGCTTATATTAGTGTCGTTGGTTTAGGGGGTGAGTTACAAGACATTCAAAAAATACAGACTGATGTTGCCAGTAGTTTAGGTAGAAATATTGTTTTAGCATCAGATTCTTTTGAAAAGTTATTTGCCGCCTCACAAGTTACAGGTAAAGGTGCTGGTGAGATTGTTGGAAAATTCAAAGACGCAGGTTTTTCTGCGTACCAAGCCTCCACTCAAATGCAAGGTGTTGTTGACCAAGCTCGAGCAATTGGTGTTAGTGCATCGGCGGTTAGTGGTAAGGTTTTAGAAAATATGTCGGCACTAAACAAATTCAATTTCCAAGGAGGTGTTGAAGGTATGGCTAGAATGGCGGCACAGGCAACCTCACTTAGAATTGATATGAAAACCGCACTTAATTTTGCGGAACAAGTTTTTGACCCTGAAGGTGCTATTAACATGGCCGCTGCAATGCAAAGATTAGGTGTTGCTAATAGTGAATTATTAGACCCACTTCGTTTAATGGATTTATCCCAAAACGACCCTGCTGAATTACAGAATCAGTTGGTTAAGATGACCCAACAATTTGTCCAAATGGGTAAAGACGGTAATTTTGAAATTGCTCCTGGTGCTAAGAGACAATTAAGAGAAATAGCTAAAGAGACGGGTATTGCTTATGATGAGTTAACTAAAATGGCAATTGGTTCTAAAGAACTTGATGATAAGTTAACGAAGATTAAATTCCCCGACACATTCACTGAAGACCAAAAAACCATGATAGCTAATATGGCTGAGATGGGTAAAGATGGTGAATTTAAATTAACCATTGGTGGTGACTCAGTTAGTTTAGAGGAGGCTTTTAAAAAGGCTAAAGACGACCCTTCATATTTAGAGGCGTTAAAGTCTGCGAGTGAACCTAAGAAAATGGAGGACTTGGCTAAAGAACAATTAGGTGTTTTAGGCAGTATCAATGCTAGCATGAAAACACTAACTAAATTACCAATGGCTATTGCTCGTGGTACAACCGCAACACAAGCCTTAGAATTACCTGCGGAGTTAACTAAATTATTATCCAAAACTTTTGACACTCAGGAATTAAGTATTAAAAATATTGGTAAAGGTTTTGATGAGGGGGCTAAAGATATTTTAGGTTCT